CGGATACCGAGGTGGCCATGGCGTCGGCGTTACTGCGCGATCGCATGCGGGATCTGGTGCGCAACAACCCGCATGCCGCCAAGGCGGTGTCGGTGCTGGTCAACAACATCATCGGCGCCGGGATCATGCCGCGCGCCACGTCCGGCGATGAAAAACTCGACCGGACCGTCAACGCGCTGTGGGAACAGTGGTCCCGCCGATGCGATGCCGACGGCCAGTTGGACTTCTACGGCCTGCAGACGCTGATCTGTCGCGAGATGGTCGAGGCCGGTGAGGTGCTGGTGCGCCGACGTCTGCGCCGCCCGAGCGACGGTCTCGACGTTCCCCTGCAAGTGCAGATCCTGGAGGCTGACTTCTTGGATGCTACCAAGAGTGGCCAAGGCAGCGGCAAGGGACGCTTGGTGCAAGGTGTCGAGTTCGACGGCATCGGTCGCCGCACCGCCTATTGGCTTCACGAAAGCCACCCCGGCGATGTCTTCGGCGCCTGGCAGGGGGGACTGCAAAGCCACCCCATCCCGGCCCGCGACATCGTCCATGTCTACGAGAAGCAGCGGGTCCAGGTGCGCGGCGTCCCCTGGGGCGCGCCGGTGATCCGCAGTTTGCGCGACCTCGACGACTACGAGGTCGCCGAGATCGTGCGCAAGAAGACCGAGGCCTGTGTCACGGCCATCGTGTTCGGCGACGAGGAAACCCAGCAGGGCGTCGCGCCCGCCGTGGTCGATGCCGACGGCAAGCGGATCGAGCAGTTCGAGCCGGGTCTCATCGCCTATGCCCGAGGCGGTAAGGACATTCGCTTCAACCAGCCGGCGGCCGTCGGCGGTTATGCCGAGTACAAGCGGGCCAGCCTGCACACCATCGCGGCCGGCTTCCGGGTGCCTTACGAACTGCTCACCGGGGACCTTTCCCAGGTGAACTATTCCTCGATCCGCGCCGGGCTGGTCGAGTTTCGGCGCATGATCGACGCCGTGCAGTGGCAGTTGTTCATTCCCATGCTGTGCCAGCCGGTGTGGGACTGGTTCACGCAGGCCGCCTGGGCGGCCGGGCGCATTCCCGAGCCGGTCGTGCCCGTCGAATGGGCGCCGCCCAAGTTCGACGCCGTGGATCCGTTGAAGGACGCCATGGCGGATCTGCTGTCGGTGCGTTCCGGGACCATGACCCTGGCCGAGGCGATCGCCCGCCAGGGTCGCAACCCGGACGCCGTGCTGGCGGAGATCGCGGCCACCAACGCCAAGTTGGATGAAGCCGGGATCGTGCTCGATTCCGATCCGCGCCGGGTGACCAAGACGGGCAGCGCGCAAGCGGCCGACGCGTTTGCCGCCACCGACATCGACACTTCCGACTGATTTCGAGGATTTCATGGATACCACCATCGAACTGCCGGCCTTGCGCCGGGCGGCGGAGCTTGCGCCGAACTCCGCCGATGCCGAGGCCCGGACCATCGACGTGGTCTGGTCCACTGGCGCTCGGGTGCGCCGCGTGCCGTTCTTCGGCGAGCCTTATGACGAGGATCTGAGCCTGGAGGCGGACCATGTCCGTCTCGACCGCCTCAACGCCGGCGCACCGTTTCTAAAGGTTCACGAGACCGGAGAGTTGAGCGCGGTGATCGGCTCGGTGGTGCCGGGCAGCGCGCGCATCGAACAGGGCCGGGGTGTCGCCACCATTCGCTTCTCCGATCGCGATGACGTGGAGCCCATCTGGCGCGACATCCAGGCCGGGCACATCCGGGCGGTCTCCATCGGCTATCAGGTTCACCGCTATGAGGTGAACAAGCCGGAAGGGGCGCGCGAAGTCTGGCGGGCCGTCGACTGGACGCCGTTCGAGATTTCCGCCGTGCCGGTGGGCGCCGACGCGGACGCCGGCTTTCGCGCCATCCACGACCCCCATGCTCCCCGCACCCACGAATGCGTCGTGCATCGAGACGGCGCCGAACCCCCTTACAGCAAGAGGACCCAGACAATGCATGACGAAGACAACCGTGAGAACGATGCCGCCGAGGTGACCGAGGCAACGATTTCCGAGGAAGCCCCGAAGACCCCGGACGATGCCGCCGAGACCCAAGCCCAGCCCCAAGCCGTGCCCCAGTCCCGGACGGCGGACGCGGAAGCCCTGGTCAGCCGGGCGCGCGAGGCCGAGCGCGAACGGGTCTCGACCATCTACGACCTAGCGTCCAAGCTGGACCTGGAGCGCGGCTTTGCCGACGACCTCGTGAAACGGGGAACCTCGTTGGACGAGGCCCGCACGGTGATCCTCGATCAAGTGGCGTCCAAGTCCGAGGAGACGCGGACCTTCTCCCAGGTCTCCGTGCCGCTGGGCGGGCGCGACGAACGGGTCACCCGCCGGGACGCGGTGACCAGTGCGCTGCTGCATCGCTACAGCCCGACCCTGTTCCCGCTGGAGGATGCCGCGCGCCAGTATCGCGGCATGACCCTGATGGAACTGGCCCGCGAGAGCCTGTCGGACGCCGGCGTCAACACGCGCGGCCTCTCGCGCGACGAAGTGGCGACCCGGGCGCTCCATTCCACCTCCGACTTCCCGGAGATCCTGGCGGCGGTCACCAACAAGACCCTGCGTCAGGCCTACGACGCCTATCCTCGCACCTTCACGCTGTTCTGCCGCCAGGTCCTGGCCACCGACTTCAAGGCCATGCACCGGGTGCAGTTGGGCGAGGCGCCGCAGCTTCTGAAAGTGGACGAGAGCGGCGAGTTCAAGCGGGGCACGCTGGGCGAGTCCAAGGAGAGCTACCGCATCGAGACCTATGGCCGGGTGGTCGCCATCACCCGTCAGGTGCTCATCAACGACGATCTGGACGCCTTTACCCGGATCCCCGCCATGTACGGCAACGCCATCGCTCAGCTTGAAAGCGACGTGGTCTGGGACATCATCACCGCCAATCCGGCCATGGCCGACAACAAGAACCTGTTCCATGCCGACCACAAGAACCTGGCCGGCACCGGCAAGGCGCTCGGTGTCGATGCGGTCGGCGCAGCCCGGGCGGCCATGGCCAAGCAGACCGGCCTCGACAAGAAGACGGTGCTCAACATCCGCCCGTCTTTCCTGATCGTGCCGGCCTCTCTCGAGTTGAAGGCCGAGCAGATGGTGGCCCAGAACCTGGTGCCGGCCGACACCGCCAAGGTGGTGCCGCAGTCGATCCGCACGCTCTCGCCCATCTCCGAGCCGCGTCTGGACGCCGTCAGCGAAACCGCCTGGTACCTGGCGGCCAGCCCGAACCAGATCGATACCATCGAGTATGCCTATCTGGAAGGCCAGCAGGGCGCCTACATCGAAACCCGCAACGGCTTCGATGTGGACGGGGTGGAGATCAAGTGCCGCCTCGACTTCGGCGCCAAGGCCATCGACTGGCGCGGCCTCTATAAAAATCCTGGGGCGTAACCGCTAAACCAGACTGATCAGATCCCGGCGGCCATGCACGGCTCTCACGATCTCGACCCCGGCATCGGTGATCCGATAGAGCAGGAGGTAGGAGCCGCTGACCAGATAGCGCAGACCCGGGCGAATGTCGTCGCGCGCCGCGCCCATCTCCGGGTGATCGGCCAGATGGCTGGCGGCCTCGTCCAGTCGGTCGAGAACACGGTCGGCGGCCGCCGGGTCGTCCTCCGCGACATGCAGCCAGATGTCGATCAGGTCCTCGCGGGCCTTGTTCGTGAAGACGACACGCGCCATGGGGTCAGGCGAGGCCTTTGCGTCGGCGGGCCTCGGCCTTGATGTCGTTCATGCTCAACCCGGGCTCGGCGGGGCCGCTGGCGACGCCTTCGTCCCACATCTGGCCCAGAAGGCGGCGGGTCTTCCATTCCCGCAAGGCTTCCCGGATCACCTCGCTGGAGGAGGCGTAGTCGCCGCTTTTGACCGCTTCCTGCAACAGGTGCGCGTGCTCGTCGGTCAGGGAAACGCTGATCTTCTCGGTCATATCCGGATCCTCCTGTCTCCAAAAGTAGGAAATATTCGCACCAAGCGCAAGCACACGAAAGGACCATTCCATGCGAAACTACATTCAGCCCGGCAACACGATCACCCTTGCGGCCCCCTACGATGTCACTTCTGGCGGCGGTCTGCTGGTCGGCGCGCTGTTCGGCGTCGCCGGTGGCGATGCGCTGGCCGGTGAGGCGGTGGAAACCAGCCTTGTCGGTGTCTTCGACCTGACCAAGGCGGCCTCGCAGGCCTGGAGTGTCGGCGACAAGGTCTACTGGGACGACACCAACAAGGTCGCCACCAAGACGGCGACCGGAAACACCCTGATCGGCGTGGCGATCGAAGCGGTGGGAGGCACCGCGACCGACACCATCGGCCGTGTGCGGCTCAACGGCAGCGTCTGATGTCCGTAATGGATGCCGCCATCGATGCCCTGTTCGGGGATCCCACCATCGCGCGGGACGCTCTCTACGTTCCGGCAGGTGGCGAGGCGGTGTCCGTTCGGCTTGTTGCTCGTCGTCCGGACGAGATCATCGGCTTCGGCGAGACCCGCATCCACACCGAGACCACGGTGTTTGATGTTCGGGCGTCCGAGGTCGCCGGTCCCCGTCCGGGCGATCGGCTGACCCTGGACGGTGTCGACTACGTGATCCAGGGCGAGCCCGAGCGGCGCGATCCGGATCGGCTGATCTGGACTCTGGACGTGAGACCTTCGTGAAATTTTCCGCTTCCATTGCCGGTTCCCTGAAGGCCGATCTCAAGGCGGAGATGCGCCAGATCGAAAAGGCGGTCGCTGAAGGGGTCAAGGACGCTGGCGACGGTCTCAAGGGCAGCCTGCGCCGCCAGGTGATCACGGCGGGGCTCGGCCCCCGTCTGGCCCGGACCTGGCGTTCCCGCGCCTATCCCAACAAGGGGCATGACGCGGCGAGCCTCGTCTGGTCCAAGGCGCCCGATATCGTGCGCAGCTTCGATCGGGGCGCGGTGATCCGTGGCAAGAGCGGGTTCTGGCTCGCCATTCCGACAGCAGCGGCGCCCAAGCGGGGTAAGCCTGTCCCCGCGGAGGCGGGGGGCGGCAAGCGGATCACGCCGGCCACGTTCCCGGAGCATCGCTTCGGCCCCTTACGGTTCGTCTACCGGCGGGGCGCGCCGTCGCTGCTGGTGGTGGACGGGGTGCGGATCAGTGCCAAGACCGGACGGGTCGGCCGCCGGGCCAAGGGCGGCGCTTTCACCAAGACCGGGCGCATGAAGTCCGGCATCACCACGGTGGTGATGTTCGTGATGGTGCCCCAGGTCCGCATGCCGAAGCGGCTCGACGTTCGCCGTGCGGCGGAAACCTGGACAGGGCGGGTGCCGGGTCTGATCGGCCGCCATACCCGTAAGGACTGACCCATGCCCGCGACCAAGACCGAGCAGATCCTCGATGCCCTCAAGACCCGGCTCGAGACCATCCCGGACGCCACCGTCGAGCGCAATTCTGTGGTGCCCGAGAAGATCTCGACCGGCGGATTGCTGATCCTGCGTGACGGCACGCCGGGCGAGCCCGAGCAAGCCTTGGGCGGGTTCGGTGGCGTCTACTGCCGACAGGAGGCCGAGATCGATATCACCATCGAGGACGGCGACGCCACATCCCGCGATGCGGCCTTCGACGCCTTGTTGCAGATGGTCGGTTCGATCCTCGATGCCGACCCCACCCTCGGCGGCCTGGCCTTCGGCATGACCTACGGTCGGCCCGAGATCGACACCGAAGCTGTTGTCGGCGCGCCTGCCATCAAGGCCGGCACTTTGATCGTCGCCATTGAGTTCGAGGCCGACACGGCCCTCGGCTGAATCTACAGAAAACCAGGAGAACCCATCATGGCCCGAGCCTATGGTTCGAGCGCCACGCTGCTGCTCAAGCGGGAAACCGCCTACGGGCAGGCGGCCAGTGGCGACTACATCCGCATGCCCTTCAATCGCTGCACCCTGGGTTCCGAGCAGGGCCTGATCGACGATCCGGTCCTCGGCCAAGGCCGCGATCCGCTGGCACCCTTGCAGGACGTCATCAACGACGAGGGCGAGATCGTCGTGCCCATGGACCCGCGTTACCTCGGGATCTGGCTCACCGGCCTGTTCGGTGATCCGGTCACCACGGACAATCTGGACGGCACATTCGATCATCTGTTCGTCTCCGGAAACGATGCCCTGCCGAGCTACACGGTCGAGGTCGGCATGTCCCAGGTGCCCGCGTTTTTCCTGCACACCGGCGTGGTGTTGGGTTCCATCGCGCTGGAGTTCCAGCGATCCGGCGCGGCCGCCGCGACCCTTGGCGTCATCGCCCAGGGCGAGAGCCGCAAGGCGGCCACGCAAGGAGGTGTACCGACGAGCTTGGCGTTTACCAGGATCAGTCAGTTCCAGGGGTCGATCACCCGGGCCGGTAATCCGATCGGCAATCTGACCGGCGGCTCGCTCACCTATTCCAACAACCTGGAGAAAATCGAGACCATCCGTTCTGACGGCAAGATCGACGGGGCCGATCCCACGGTGGCGGCCTTGACCGGACGCATCGACGTTCGCTTCGCCGATACCACCCTGATCGACCTCGCCTCGGGCGGCACGCCGGTGGACCTGACCTTCGGGTACACGGTCGGTACCGCCAAGGTCGCGTTCGCTGCCCACGAGGTCTATCTGCCCAAGCCCAAGCTGGCCGTCGAGGGGCCGGGCGGGGTGCAGGCCAGTTTCGACTTCCAGGGCGCGCGCAATGAGACCGCCGGGCGGATGCTCGACGTCACCCTCACCAACGATCTGGACGGGACGGAATACGCATGATCTCCCTGAAGCAAACCAGCGAGCCCTTTGACATCGAGCTTCCCTACGGCATCACGGTCACCGTGAAGCCGCTCACCACCGCCGGCATGGCGGCGGCCCAGGCGGCCGCACGGCGTCGGGTCGAGGGGCTGGAAGCGCAGTTCAAGGAACGGATCGAGGCGGGGCTGTCCGCCGACGGGCTCCCCGATCTGGCGAGCGATGCCGAACGCGATGGTCTGTTCCAGGACCTGCTGATCAAGGAACTGGCGATCCGCCATGTGAGCGCCTGGACGGGCATCGAAGACGACCCGCCGGTGACGCCGGAGAACGTGGCCGCCGTCATGGCTCTCTATCCCGTCGGCGAGCGGTTCTTTCATGAGTTCACGCTCAAACAGGTGCTGCTCACCGCCGCAAAAAACGGATCAGGGCTCTCTGCCGCTGGCACTTCCAGCCGGGCGGAGGGCCGGGATACTGCGAAGCCTGCGAAACGGACTGCGGCCAACAGTGCCCCCGACGCAAGTACGCCCTGATCACGGACGAAGAGCACCAGGCATGGGATGTGCTGCAAGCATGCCTCGGGCAGCTGCGGTTGGCTGCATCCGGCCATGTGCTCGGCATTGACCTGGGTGTGGCCCTCAACATCGCCGAAGCCCGAGGCCATGACCTCGCCATTGTCTCCGAACTGCTCCAGGAGGCGGGGGCGGGCTTGGTCGATGCGATGAACTCCAAGGATGCCGATTGATGGCCAAAGCCAAGCACACCTACGCTGTCCGTCTTGCCGTCGAGGGCGGTAGAAAGGTCAAGGCCGAGCTGGTCTCGGTCGGTGACAGCGGCGAGCGGTCGCTGAAGAAGATCGACCGTGCCGGCGGTAAGGCCTCGCGTGGGCTGACCGGCCTGGCCGACCGTGCCCGCAAGTTGACCCTGGGCATGCGCAGTCTGGTCGGGGCGATGGCGGGGGCTGCCGCCGTCGGTGGTTTGGCGACCCTGATCGACCGGTCCATCTCGGCCGCCGATGCCATCGCCAAGACCGCCGACAAGCTGGGTGTGGGCGTCGAGGCGCTTCAGGAACTGCGCTTTGCCGCCCAACTGGCGGGGGTTCAACAACAGACCCTGGACATGGGCCTGCAGCGCTTCACCCGGCGCGTCGCGGAAGCGGCCAAGGGCACCGGCGAGGCCAAACAGGCGCTGACCGACATGGGTATCGCGCTTCGCGATCAACATGGCAACATTCGCCGTTCCGAGGATCTGCTGAACGACGTGGCGGAGGCCTTCAAGCGTACCGAGGATCCGGCGGAACGGCTGCGGCTCGCCTTCAAGCTGTTCGACAGCGAAGGCGTGGCCATGGTCAACATGCTGGTCGGCGGCGCGGACGCGCTGGAAGCCACCCGTCGCCATGCCCGCGACCTCGGCATCGTGCTGGAGGAGGATCTGGTCCGCAATGCCGAGGAGGCCCACAGCCAGTTGGATACCTTGGGCAAGGTGGTCTCCGCCAACCTGACCCGCGCCATGCTGGATCTGGCCCCGGCCATCACCGACGTCTCGTCGAACCTGGCCGATCTGGCGGCCGATGCCGCCACCGCCTACGAGCAGATCAAGTTGGCTCTGTCCGGCGATTTTAACTTCGATGGCTTGTCGGAACGCGCCACCCGGCGCATCGTCGATGAGCGCCGCCAGGAACTGCAGGAGATCGCCCGCGAACTGAAAGAGATCGGAGACATCGGGTTCGCAGACGATCCCATCGCCTGGGGGCGCAAGGTCGCGCTCGAGCGCCGCTTGCAAGAGCGGGGCGAACAGTACCGCCAATGGGCGGCCAAGCTCGCCTGGATGCAGCGCGACGACAATGCCGATGTCCCGGACGCGCCGGACGGCGCTTCGACACCCGATACCATCGAGGCCGATATTCGCGCCGCCCAGGACCGGGCCCAGCGCATCGCCCAGATCGAGACCGATCTGCAACGCCAATTGTTCGAGGCCACCCACGAGGGGGCGGACCGCATCCGCGCCGAGTACCAACAGCTTGTCGCCGAGATGCAGACGCTCATCAAGCCCGATGGCGGCAACCTGGATCAGGTGGGTGAGATCATGGCCCGGGCGGCGGCCGTGCGGGACGCCAAGCTGGCCCGTCTCGCGGCCCAGGAAGAGGAAGCGGCAAGGCGCCGCCAGGCAGCCAACACCCGCGTCATCGAAAACCTGCGCGCAGAGCGTGACGAACTGGCGATGACCGACAAGGAACGCTTCGTCTCCCAGGCTCTGCGGCGTCTGTCAGCGGATGCCACGGACTCTCAGCGCCAGCAGGTCCGTGATTTGGCTGGCGCCTTGTTCGACGAACGCCAAGCGATCGAGGCGCGTACCAAGGCGGAAGAGGAAGCCGCTCGTCTGCGTGAGAAGGGAAAGTCCCTCACCGAGCAATTGCGCACGGTCGAGCAGGCCTATGCCGATGAAGTGCGAGAGTTGAACGCCCTCCTTGCGGCGGGCGCCATCAACCAGGAAACCTTCGCCCGCGCTTCGGAACAGGCCTATGACCGGATGTTGCGCGCCAGCGACGACTGGTCGGCGGGCGTGGTCCGAGCGCTTCGCGACTACGCGCGGGAATCCTCGGACGCGGCGACCCAGTTCGAGCAGGCGACCACCCGGGCGCTCAAGGCCGGCGAAGACGCCTTCGTCCAGTGGGCGACCACCGGCAAGGTCAGTGCGTCCGACCTGTTCAACAGCATCGCCGAGGAGGCTCTGCGCGCCGCCTATCGCATGGCGGTGATCAAGCCCTTCAGGTCGCTGTTCGAGGGCATCTTCTCGTCCATCGGAGGCTCTATCGCCGGCAGCCTGTTCGGCGGTGGTTCGGAGATGATTGGCGATTTCCCGGCCCCCGGCCCGGTCCAGGTGGCTCACGGTGGTGG